CACGTATACCATTTTTACCATTCTTAGAATTCGACTTATTAAAATAACTAATAGCATTACTAGCGTTGTTTACCTGTTTATTTTTAATTACACGCACTTTCTTCGCGACTGGTTTGAGGTTAACATTCCTGAAATTGCTAATCAATCCCATAACATTTAATTCTTTCACGAGATCGCTACCAATGTTATACGCATTGTTCAAGTCTCTCGTCGTTTTAGCACCCATGATTTGTATCTTACCCGAGCGAAATAATTGAAACCCTTGGTTTTTATGTACCATTTTTAAAGATGGGCGTAATTCTGGTTCATACGAAGCATTTCTAGATCTAGAAAATGCCGACGCTATACCAGCCAAATTAAGAATACCGTTTGTTTGGAATGTCCCAACTAACACAACATATTTAATAGGATTATACAGAAACCTAGCATTGGGTATATACGTGTCCACGATATATTTCCGTATCATTTCTGGGTGTCGGATATTATTGTTTAGAATTCCACCGGAAACTTGCATCTTTCCATTCTTGTAAACTTTAACCATGAACTTACTTTCCAATCCATTTTCGAATATACGCCCGTTAATTTCTGCAAGGAAATAAGCATGCTTCTTCACATTATTAGCATTAGGCTTAACTGTAAACGTATGTTTCGCGCCTATAGCCATTCGCCCATAGCGCAATATGATGCTATTGACCTCTACATCCAATGTAGATCCGGGTGATATAGGTTTTCGTTTGTGTGGTTTTTTATACAGTATTGGATTTACATTAACTGAGTAATTACCATTTTTCGCGTCCTGATTTACCATTCCATTGAAAATTGATAGTTGTAGAGGTGATATCTTCAATTGTGTAAAATTGGTGCTACGAAATTTATCGCCGGTGATAGTACCGATCCGAGACGATATTTTATTTACTGGTAACTGCATAGCATTTTTCATCAACGCACCGCGTTCCTGGTTGGTGAGGTAGGGTGCGCGTCGTATCATGTTCTGAGACGTAAGAGGGGTGTTCAAATTCGAATTCGAATTCGAATTTTCAAATTCGTTAAATAAACCCATATATTACACAGACATTTTTAATCAGTTCCTACCGACATTACAGGTTTAGCCGACATATCTACGATATCGAGACCCATAATAAACTCGGTGCCATTCTGTTCCATGACCGGGAATGTATCGTCGCAGCTCTGATATTTTGTAGGTTCTGCGATACGTACAACCCTGATATCTCTGGATCCAAATGGCCCCGCCCAGATATCCTGATTGAGTGTTTTGTGCATGACACCGTGGAATTCGGAATATTTTTTCTTGAAAAACTTGAGTGGACACTTTTTATCGGGATTGAACTCAATGCACGGTTCTGATAAGAACGATTCTAGGGGACTACAAGCCGTGGCGAGTTGGCGCTGAACATCTACAAAGTACTTGGGTACGATGTTCCAGATATCTTTCTCGGGCCATTTTTGCGCAAACTCCAAATACGCGCGCACGCACTTCTGTAAAATGCATGGAAGTTCCCCTTCGAGTTTACCGTCGAGGGTGGGGTCTGCTTCACGAACCTGTTTTGTAAAATCAGCAGTCAGTACACGTCGCAAAATACTGCCAGAGTTATCACGCCAATTCGGGACTTCATTACCCCCGAGAATGCCGGGTACCGTCCACTCAAACGATTTAGCCTTCTCGTGTTTCACTGCGATAGATACATCCTCACCGCTCACGATCGACTGAAACTCGGCCTGTTCAAGTGCCAGGTCACCCTTGATCTCTGGCGCAATAAACATAAATCCATCCATGATAGCCGACAATCCAAACTTCCGCTCTACATTATTCGATAGGGTCTTAACATCCTCCGTGCAGTAAAACTTTCTGAATACCTTCGTGATGAGTGTAGACTTACCCGAGCGTGCAACACCTTTCAGGAAAGGAATGCATTGCCACTTGTCAATCTCATTAACATCGAAGCACAGTCTACCACCCATAGCAAAAATCCATTCGGATACATCCTTATCGAACTTTTGATAGTTCAACACGGAATCGAAAAAGGGTGTCGGTATGTCGCGCCAGTTAATCTCAGAATAGTCTGTGAAATCCTGATCAAAATACTTAGAACTTACGATCGTCTGATCCAAGTTTTTGAATTCATTTGACTCATACGTGTAAAAACTCGCACGCCAGTGTGGGTTGACAATATCCGATTTCTCGCTATCAAATTCCTTACCGATGAAAATACCGTTTTTAAACGACCATACGTGACGGTTCTTTTGAATTTCGGGGAATTGCATATCTTTTATGTTTTCTAAGTGGCGGATAAGATCATTATGACCGGGTGCGCGTGCAGTAAGGTTCTTCCATAAGTCAAATTGAACTTCTTTCTTAGCAACACCGTATACGTAATCCTTGATCGTTTCCACGGGTTTCCAAGCTCGAGTTCCTGCACCGTCGGGTGTCTTAATCTGAACACAACACTGCCCTTTGTATCGTCTAATCTGTCGCCGGTAGAGATCCTTGAGTGTCTGTAAAACACCCTGCTGAAATGGGTTAAGTTCGTCTATGTTGTTAATCGTGGAGATCCTAAAAATAGATGGGTCGGTTTCTGGGTTAATTGGAACATATGTAGGGTTGTTCATACGTTCACTTATGCGAGCGTGTCGAAATACAATCTGCCATGCATCGTCTACTTGATCCAGAAGACGGTTGATGCGAACGGATATCTTCATATCGTTATCGTCTTCAATATCCATCATGTTAAGAGTGTCTGCTCTATGGTAAAGTTCGCATAGACGTTCGTTCATACGCTTAACTTTGGATTCGACACGTGAGATGTCAATAGATACTGGTAAACCATCTTCTGTCAGTTCATCTTTCGTAAAAAAGTTTTCATAGCCGATACGGTAGGACAAATATATGTCGTCACGGTCATTGATTTTCCACATATCTTCCAGCTGGACGAGAAATTTCATGACATCGTCGTGGGAAAAAGTTTGAATTTGGTTGGTCCACATTGCACTGGCGGCGTCATCCCGGTTAGATGTTTCATCGATGAAATGTGTAGCTACCCCTGTCATTTCCTAAATATAGATTTCTTTTTTTAAGCAGTGTTATTCTTCTGGAGGGATGATAAAATTTTAACAAGAATCTTATTCTGAATTTCCATCTGACGACCCATATTTACGAGGGCGGTACAAACTGTATCACCGTCCTGTGTTGTCAGGACGGAACCGAGCATGGCTTCCATGGGACTCATCACATCATCCTCATCCTCGTATTGTGTGAGATCTACCTGGTCAATATCACCAGGCTGAGATTCATCTTCATACTCAGATACTGTTTCGGCACTGGCCTCGGCTTCGATTTCGGAATGAGTGTGTTGGGACATTTATGTAAGGTGAGGAAAAATGGTGCCGTGTTTTTCGCGGCTCAAAAAAAATGTTGGTATATAGTACAACAACTCACAATGGCCGGTGGTCTCATGCAACTCGTCGCTTACGGTGCCCAGGATGTCTACCTGACCGGCAACCCTAAGGTTACTTTCTTCCAGGCGGTCTACCGCCGCCACACCAACTTCGCGATGGAGAACATCGAGCAGACCGTCAACGGTACTGCCTCCAACTCCGGTCGCGTGTCTGTCACCGTTGCGCGCAACGGTGACCTCGTCAACGACATGTACATCGAGCTCAAGGCCGCCTCCGGTCTCGAGACTGGTACCGGTACGGCGAACGCCGATGCCTGCTGGGTCGCTGAGCGTGCCGTCAAGGATGTTGAGCTTTCCATCGGTGGTCAGCGCATCGACAAGCACTACCAGAAGTGGTGGCGCCTGTACTCCGAGCTTTACCTCGACGAGTCCAAGAAGGCTTCGTGGGGTAAGATGACCACCGCGGTCAATTCTCAGGTGTTCCTTCCCCTGATTTTCTTCTTCAACCGCAACCCCGGTCTCGCGCTCCCCCTCATCGCGCTTCAGTACCACGAGGTCCGTCTCGACTTCGACCTCACTGATCAGTTCTCCACTCACACTGATGGCACCACCTTCAAGGTGTGGGCTAACTACATCTACCTTGACACCGAGGAGCGTCGTCGCTTCGCTCAGAAGGGTCACGAGTACCTGATCGAGCAGGTTCAGCACACTGGTGTTGACTCTGTTTCCGGTGCTGTGGCTGGCGTTGGCAAGACCAAGCAGGTCCGCCTCTCGTACAACCATCCCGTCAAGGAGCTCGTATGGTGTCTGTCTTCGAACGATGACCAACAGGGTCTCTGGAACTTCACGTCGAAGGCTGCGGACAATGCCATCATCCTCGAGTCTGACCCCACCGCGATCGCTGCGTCTAACGCGTTCATCTCTACTTCCGCTTCCGGTGCTCCCATGCTTAAGGTCGGCACTGACGGTACCCAGGCTGCCAACGCCTTCACCGAGGAGAACGCCGGCACCGTCGGTTCCATGAAGCTCGTACTCAACGGCCAGGACCGCTTCAAGGAGCAGTCCGGTAAGTACTTCAACCAGGTCCAGGCGTACAACCACCACTCCGGCTCCCCCTACGCCGGTGTGTACTCGTACTCTTTCGCGCTCAAGCCCGAGGAGCACCAGCCTACCGGTACATGCAACTTCTCGCGTATCGATAACGCCCAGGTTGCGATCACAACCGCTAATGGTAACGCCGACGCGACCAACCTCAACATGTTCGCGGTCAACTACAACGTCCTCCGCATCCAGTCGGGTATGGGTGGCCTCGCGTTCTCCAACTAAGCATTTAGTCTTAGTTTTTTAAAAATATTTGTATTTCAATTTTAAAATGCACATCCATGCTATTTAAAACTGAATTTGTTATTTGTTAATTTGTTTATTCAAAACTGACCGAGCAGTCAAACGAATTACATCGTCCTCGTCCAATCATATCGTACACGACCTCCCCATCGACGATCTCCTCTTCGATGAGTAATTCCTTGAGTTCTTCGAGCTTATCTTTATTATCCTTCAACATCTGGACTGCGTACTTGTAACACTGGGATACGATGTTATCTATTTCGTTATCCACCTTAAGAGCGGCTGACGGGGAAAGGTTACGATAATCGTAATTGTTCTTACCGAACCCGTACGTCGTGACCATTTCACGGGCAATCTGGTACACCATCGCGTAATCGGAACTCGCACCGGTCGTGACACGGTTAGCACCGTAGATAACCTCTTCAGCTGCGCGACCACCTAGGGCGACTAGGATCTGAGCGAGTAGATACTCTTTCGTGTAAAAGGGTGAGTCTGCGTTATCCTCCGAAGGTTGGAAGAATGTCACACCACCCGCAGCACCGCGGGGCATGATAGATACCTTGCGAACTGTATCGTAATCCGGTACGAGAACGCCGATGATAGCGTGTCCAGCCTCGTGATAAGCTACGAGCTCCTTCTTGCGCATGGAATATTTAACATCTCCCTTAGCACCAATGACAATACGTTGATATACGTTCTCGGTGATTTCGGTCGTGATCGTCCCGTCGTTATCCTTGACGGCGCGGATAGCGCACTCGTTGAGGAAATTGGCTAGATCCGCACCGGAGAAACCGGTTGTCTGTTTCGCGATGTTCTTGAGACGGACATCTGATGCGAACTTCTTACCTCGTGCGTGAACTCCCAAAATCTTGAGGCGACCCTTAACACTCGGAAGGGAAACCTGAATTTTACGATCAAACCGACCTGGACGAAGTAGTGCGTCATCGAGAATATCTACACGGTTCGTGGCAGCAATGACGACAATACCAGTCTCGTTATCGAAACCATCCATCTCTGTGAGAAGTTGATTGATAGTTTGTTCACGCTCATCATTCCCGGGTGTAGTAGTGCCACCACGCTTCTTGCCTACAGCATCAATTTCATCAATGAAAATGATACACGGTTGATTTTCACGAGCCTGTTGAAACAATTCGCGTACACGCTTAGCGCCTACACCCACGAACATCTCAATGAAACTCGCCGCAGAACATTGAACAAACGGAACATTTGATTCACCCGCGATAGCGCGCGCCAGTAGTGTTTTACCAGTACCGGGGTCACCGGCGAGTAATGCTCCGCGTGGAATTCGAGCACCACTCCCGTAATACTTATCAGGGTTTTTGAGAAAGTCGACAATTTCTTCGAGTTCATCCTTCGCGGAATCGATACCCTCCACATCCTTGAAACGTGTTGTCACATCACTTTCCATATTGAAGTCCGCGGATTTCATAAAAGGGTTCGGCATTCCCATACCACCTTCACTTCTCGACGCGAATAAGGTACGCGCGAGTGTAAACGCATACGCGACAAAAAAGAACATGACAAGGTTCTCTGTAAGAGACATGGGCTGCGTATTATCCACTATGACTTCAGCACCACTATCCATGAGTGTATTCCATAACTGTTCGGTCTGTACGATTTGTACATCACCGTAATCCCCATTCTCTTCTTGGAAGACGGCGACGTTCTTATTAGGACGAACGACTACAGCGGGAAGTTCCTTCCTTTTCAGACCCTGAATGAACTGTGTATACGAACGTGGACTATACTCGACCGTGCGCTCCTTTGTATCAACTTTGACACTTGGGGCTTTGAAGATATATTTTGTCAAACTATTCATTCCGCTATGTCGTATACGATCATACGTTTTAAGTTGGTTAACGCACCCCGAGTCGAACTAGCTTTTTGTATTCTATCAAATAGGATCATTGTGGTGATCATATTTATAAAACACCTAAGAAGGCTTCGGAGTATAAGGATAAGCCACAATAAGTAACCATGTATGAGATTTACACTGACGGGAGTTGTCTCGGGAATCCTGGATGTGGTGGTTGGGGTGTTGTCAGTGATAACTTTAAACTCACTGCTGGACAGAATGATACCACAAATAACCAGATGGAGATGACCGCGATTTTAAGGGCTCTTGAAGAGTGTCTCCATCGAAATATTCAAGAAGTGCGTATTTACACGGATAGTAACTATGTGAAACAGGGAATCATGGTATGGATAGTGAATTGGAAGAGAAACGGGTGGAAAACTGCTACGGGAACTGATGTAAAGAATAAGGAATTATGGGTCAAAATTGATGAAGCTCGTAAAAAGTTGAAGATAGTTGAATGGCGGTGGGTTAAGGCGCATAACGGAAATCCTAAAAACGAGGAAGTTGATAAATTGGCAAGACTTTCAGCAGAGACCATCAAGAAAAATATCGCGTCACATTAGGATGGGTGAAAAAGATATTAGCCCCGAACCATGTGAATGGTGTGAAAAACAAGAAAAATTACTTATAAAATGGGCGGAGAAAGCGGCTGGATACCGATGGTTACATAATCATGCGCGTCTATTTTATAAGAAACAAAACGACTGGCTGGCTTATCCCAGTATAATCATAGCGAGTATAACTGGTGTGGGTGGGTTTGCGGTTCTTAATCCGAGTGGGAGCGAGGATGTGTCTACAGATACAAAAAATAATATCATGATCATTCAGTATTTTTTTGCGTTTTTGAACGTACTCGGTGGGATATTGTCATCCATAAGTAAGTTTAGTCAAAGTCTACCTCTTTCAGAATCACATTCAGTCATGTGTGTACAGTGGTCTAAATTTTACAGGAGTATTGATATGGAACTTTCCCTAGATGTAAAACATCGCGATGATGTGGTAGAATTTATCATGAAATCACGCGAAGAGTATGACAAGCTATTAGATGATTCACCTGATATACCAGCTATCAGTATTCAAGCCTTTTTGGTACAGTTTCCAGATAAAGAGAATAAACCCGATGTGTGCAACGGACTTTCTATACTTGTAGGTGATGACGCTGCGTCAGTTACGGGTTCCGGGCGCGTTGTGAACCGATGGCTCAATGCTTTTAATGTTATAAGGAGATCGGGTAAAGACGAAGATAGGCGCTTATCTACGGATAGGCGCATATCCATAGATAATGTTTAATAACCACCCTTTAGTACATCGGTCGTGAGATGTGGATATTGTCTAGAGAAATACTTTTTATTACCCCAATCATGATGACCTATAGTACTTGGACCAGTTCTATCGATTTTCATATACGCTCGCAAATCTTTATAAAATACCCGAGCACCTTGTGCTATGATATCTTCATGCTTTAAGTCTACATGGTTATCGATAGGAAAAAAGTACTTATGATACTTTTTCATATTTTCTACATTGACGAGGTAACACTTCATACTCGTGATCCATTTAACATTCTCCAACCCTTTCTCACTCCCGTCAGGTAATCTAGATAGACAGTGGAAAAAGCAAATCTCGAAATTATCTCCCATCGTATCGATAACATTTTGTATCTGTTTATAGAGTTCCGGGCTTTTAACAATCACATTATCCTCGAACATGACGGCATATTTCAACCCCTGCTTGAAACACATTTCATAAAATTTCATGTGGCCCATGTAACACCCTATAGCCCCCGTATTTATAAATGTGATATCAGGGCGCTTGTGTGAACGATCGTAATGCATTTTAAGAGCTTCTCTGTAGTATTCGGGTTTGACGAGATGTTTGAATTTTTCAACATTCTCAATCTTTTTGGTGTCCTCTCCGTATATAATTTCAATCGGTACACTTTCGTCATGATGTTTCATAAACGTATCTTGTCGTTTCTTTGAAGATGGTAGTGTTAGTAAAAAGCATTTATAGTCTAATCCATCTCCACGCTCGCCATTTAATCTTAACGACAATACGTACAGAATGGCACATGTCAGTGTAATTGTGATTACCATTTTAATATATACGTATAATAAAAAAATGATCATACCCGTCAGCGTAATTTTCATTACTCTCATGTATGGGTTGTTGTATAGTATGA